AGCGGGGCGCAGTCGACGCGGGACACGCCCTGGAAGCCGATCTGGCCGTTGCCCGCGTAGAGCTCGCGGAGCACCCGGACCGACAGGCCAGAGCGGACGCCGATCACGAACCGCGAGAAGTCGCCGATCACGATCGGGTACTTCGCCGAGCCGATCTCGGGGGCGTACTGGCTCGCGTAGACCGGGATGCCCATGAGGCGGTCGGGCTCGCCGAGCTTGAAGGACGGCTCCCAGAGGTACGACAGCGGGCTCGTGCCGGGCGAGGTCAGCTTGCGGATGGCCGCGAGCGTCGAGTCGTGGGCGACGATCGCAACGCCGGGGGCGGTGCGGTACTGACGCGGGAGCGAGTAGACCAGGTCGATGATCTCGTTCGCGGTGATCGCGTTGTTCGCCGCGGTGGTCTTTCCGGTCGAAATCTCGCTCGCGCCGGTGTAGCGGAACAGGCCCTTCGGCTGGCCGCTCGAGCCGGTCCCGTCGACGAAGCCGTTCTCCTCGGTGATCGCGAACGCGCGGGCCATCTGGTCCGCGACGATCGACTCGACCGAGAAGCCCGGGCCGCGGCTCGGGGCGTCCTCGATGAGCTCCATCGAGGCCTGCACGATGACCGCGAGACGCTTCGGGGTGAGCTGCCGCTGGGCGAAGGCCTGCGTGCTGTCCACGGAGACCGACGCCGCCTCGGTGCCCCAGCCGGCCGAGACGATCGCGGACTCGACCGCGATGTTCGTCTTGAACGTGCCGAGGGGGAGGATGGTCGCGATCTTGCGGAGCACGACCTCCTGCTCGAGCACCTTGGCGAGCTGGTTGTAGAAGTCCTGCGACGGGAGGAAGCCGCCGTCGGCGTCCGTGCCCTCGCTCAGGGCGCGGGTCTCGTAGCCGATCTTGTGGCCGTTCCGGAGGTAGTCCGCGAAGGCGTTCCGGTACTCGGTCCGAGCCATGACCGCGAGCCGCTGGTCGGTCGGCTTGCCGTGGGCGGCCCGCTCGGCCCGCTCCGCGGCGTAGCTCCGCTGCCGGCTCTCGGAGGCGAGCTTGGCGATCGCGTGGTTCGCGTCGCGGAGCTCGACGAGCCGGTCGTACTTCGAGCGGAGGCCCTTGAGCTCCTCCTTCGCCTTGTCGTCCATGTCGCCCGCGGCGTTCGCCTGGTCGATCATGGCCTTCATGCGGTCGTAGAGCTGCCCGAGCTCGCGGACGATGTCCGCGTAGCCGTCGCTCGCGACCGAGGGCAGGGCCTCGTCGTCGCGGGCATTCATCTCGGTGTCGGTCATGGTGTTCGGCATGGTTGGGTCCTGTCGTGGTTCAGTGCTTGATCGCGACGGCGTTCTTGGGGTCGAGAAGCGCGCCGTCGCTACGGATGCGTCCGATGAAAGTGACCTGGTTCTTCTTCGCGCCGAGCGTCCCGTTGTCCCACTCGTCGTAGCGATCGACGCGGAAGCCCGAGGCCTCCGCGATCAGGTACTGCGAGAGGTCGGCAAGGAGGACGGAGTAGTCGTTGGCCGCAGGCTGCTGGAAGCCGCCCGTCGTCGTGGTGAGCGTCAGGTGGTCCGTCAGGTGGACCGGACGACCGTAGAGGGTCAGGACCGGCTTCCCGTCGACGATGTGGGTCTGGAGGGCGGAGCTGCCGATTCCGATCGTGCCCGACGCGGTCGTGGTGTATGCGCTCAGGGCACGGAAGGCGTACGGCGAGAGGATCCAGCACGCGTTCTGGTAGACGCCGATGCCGACCTTCTCGATGGCCTCCTGGAAGTCGGTCAGCGCGAGCGAGGTTGCCGAGGCGGTCGCGACGGTCTGCGACGCGTCGATGCAGGCCTGGCGGATGCCGAGGTACTGGTTGTTGCCAGTGCCCACGATGGCCTGCTTGTTCTCCTCCTCCATGATCTTCCGGGCGAAGACCGTGGCGAGGAGGTCCTCGACGCTCGCGCCGGTCTGGGCGTCCTCGAGCAGCTCGCGGGAGACGTAGGTCGTCACCGTGAGGAACCGGGGCTTCAGCTCGCGAGCCGTCGCGTTGAACGTCGGAAGGGAGAGGGCCGGGGAGGAATCGGTGCCGAGCGTGATGACGCCGGTCGTCGCCGCCGGCGTGCGGACGCCCACGGTCGGCTCCGTGCTGACGAAGGACGCCTGGAACGACTGCGAGCACTGGACGACCGTCGCGTGCTGCCGCACGAACGATTCCTTCAGCCGCATCCAGACCTTGTCGGCGAAGCTCTTCGGGGCGAGAACGCCGCCGGCGTCGTCGGCACCGTAGCCGAGCTGGCGGGTCTCGATCTTGCCGGTCCGGAGGAAGTTCCGGAACTCGGCCTGGCCTTCGGTGAGGCTCGCGGTCTGCATGGGGGCCTCTGTATCAGGCCCCGCACCAAACCTATCGAGGAGGCAGCAAAAAGAACTTGCGCGGCTTCGCGTTCTCGAGGGCGGTCGCCATGCGGCTCGACCTCCAGCGGTCGAAGCCGCGACGGTCGAGCACGAGGTCGGCGTTCGGGTTCGCCGGGAACGTGACGCAGGAGACCTCGTGCAGGTCGACCGCCTCGATCACGCGGACGACCTTGCCGTCGCGGTCCTCGTAGCGGTCCTGCTTGACGTTGAACCCGAAGCTCATGGCGTCGACGACGCCGGCCCGGACCGCGGTCACGAGGTCGCGGGCGTAGGTCGTGTCGATCGGGTCGATCTCGACGCGGAGCCCCCGCTCGTCCTCGGAGAGCCGCAGCGTGCCCCGGCTCGACCTCGCCAGCGGCATCGCCGAGTCGTGGTTCACCAGGGCGACCACGTCGGCGGTCTTGAGCGTCTCGGCGAAGGCCCCGGGCGCGACCTCCTCCCAGAAGTCGATCATGTCGTAGGGCTGCGAGAACGTCGACGCGTAGCCGACGAGGCACTCGCCTTTCGTCTCGGCATCGCCGGTTGCGGCGACGTCGACGGAACCGCGGGCGGTCCGGATCTCGAGGGCGGTTGCGGTCATGGGTTCGGCTCCTTGGGGTCGGCGTCGACCGCGTCCGCCGGCGGCGGATTCGGTTCCGGCATCTGGTCGCCGGGTTCGTTGGCGTCCGGGTCGAGAGTCTGCTGGTTGAGCGGGACGCGAATACGGTCCCCGCCGTCGACCGGGGGCAGGCCCTCTCGGGCCCGGACTTCGTTGATGGTCAGGAACCCGGCCTGCAACGCCGTGTTGTACGACGTGAACCGGGCCTGCATGTCCCCGCGCATGAGCTCGTCGAAGCTGATCCGCGTCGAGACGCCCCGCTCGTTCACGATGAGCTTCCGGGCCGCCTCCTTCTCGAGCCGGGCCGCCCAGGCCGAGAGGCAGTGCTTGACGTACTCCATGTCGGCCTGCTCGGCCGACGCGTAGGACTGCTTGCTCGCGTCGCCGACCATGTGGGGCGGCACGCCGAACGCCGCGGCGATCTGCTCGCGGCAGTAGGACCGCAGCTCGAGCAGCTGGGCCTCGTCGGGGTCGATCGCGATCTTCTCGAACTTCATCCCCGCCTCGAGGATCGCGACCCGGCCGGCGTTCTCGGCGCCGCCGTGCATCGCCTGCCACGACTGGCGGAGCCGGTCGAGGGCCTCGGGCGAGAGCGTGCCCGGGACGTTGAGGGTGCCCCCGGGCCGGGCCCCCTCCTTGAAGAACCGCGAGACGAAGCGCTGCGTGACGATCTCGAGGCCGATCACGTCGCGGGCGAGGTAGATGAGCGGGTCGCCGAGGAGGCCGTCGCTGCCGGGGCCGCCGAGGTGGAAGACGTCGAAGCCCTCGAGCACGCGGGCGCCGCCGGCGGTGCCCGACGAGTAGTGGTAGACCGGGGCGTTGTCCGGGCCTCGAGTGACGTACATCAGGTCGGGCCGGAGCTTCTGGAGGGCCAGCGGCCGCCCCGAGGGGTCCCGCTCGATGAACGCGTAGGCGTTCCCGAAGAGCAGGCAGTCCGTGAGCATCGACTCGCGGAACGTGAAGGCCGACATGTACGCGTTGGGATGCTCGTTCAGGAGCCGCCAGAGCGGGTGCGAGCACGCCGGCCGGGGTGCCCCGCTCGCGTCCGCCGAGAAGACCCGCCACTCCATGCGGGCAATCGAGGTCGAGATGAGCCGCACGCAGGCGAAGACCGTCGGCGCCTCGCGCGCGTTCTGCGGCGTGACCTGCACGCCCGAATCGGCCCACGGCGAGACATACGCCTGGATCAGCCCGGCGATCGGTTGACCGACCGGCGTGTTGTCCTCGAAGCGGGGCTTCGGGCGCCACGCCGGGGGCAGGAGGTTGCGGAGCGTCAAAGCCATGCGATCCCTCGGGACTCGTAGACGTTCCCCTCTACCACGGGGGAGTCCAGGGCGACCGCGAGGGCGACAATACCCGCCACCACGGGGTCGATCTTCTCGACCGAGCGGCGCTTCGACGGCCTCGGGTTGTTCGAGGCGTCGAGTTCGACGACGCAGTTGGACATCGCCCAGGCGAGGACCGGGTTCCCGTCGTGGTGCAGCTTCCGGCCGATCACCGCCGCCTCCCAACGCCGCGTAGGCCCGCTCATGGCGAGGAACGACTGCGGGACCCGCTTGAGCCGGAGCCCGTCGTTCACGAGCTGCTGCGAGATCCCGCCCGCGTTGTTCGGGTCGTAGCCGATGCACTGGACCCGGTGCTCGCCGACGATCCGCTTCACCTCGGCCCGGAGGAACTCGTAGTCGGTCGCGTCGCCCGGCGTGAGCGTGAGCCATCCCTGCCGCTGCCAGTCGAGGTACGGGACGCGGTCCTGCCGGGCCCGCCGCTCGGCGCCCTCCTGCGGGGCGTACGACCACGAGCGGACCCACATCTCGTCCCCGTCCATCCAGACCGCCGTCAGGCTCGTGAGGTCGGAGACCTCGCCGAGGTCGATCCCGAGCCAGCACGGGAGCCCGCGGAGCCGGCTCCAGTCGACCTCGTGCTCGCAGGCGTCCCAGTCGGACATCCGGACCCACCGCGTGTCCGCGGTGACGTGCTGGTTCAGGTGGAGCGTCCGGAAGGGCGTCTCGTAGGACGGCTGCTCCTGCGCTCGCTTGCACTCCGTCGCGATCCACTGCTCCTGGATCGTGAGCCCGAGCGACGGGTTCGCCGCCGCCCACGCCTCGGGGCTCTTCCAGTCGATCGACTCGGGGGCCTCGTAGATCACCGGCAGGAAGGCCGGGTTGTCGACGATCCCGTCCCGGACCTTGCAGGCGTAGTCGTACTGGTCGAACTCGAGCGACTCGCGGAGCGTGCCCGCGGTCGTGATCGCGACCGTGAGCGGCTGCCGGCGTGCCCCCATCGAGGTCTGCACCGCTTCCCAGAGCTCGCGGCGGTTCTCCATCGCGTGGATCTCGTCCGCGATCAGGAACGACGCGTGGAGGCCGTGCGAGCCCGGGGCGTCGCTCGACAGGGCGCCCCAGACGCCGCCCATCGTCGGCGCGACGATGCGGTTCTGGAAGCACTCGAGGCGGGCCTCAAGCTCCGGCTCGGCCCGGATCATGGCCTTCGCGCGGTCGAAGACGAGCTTCGCCTGCTTGCGGTCCGCCGCGATCGAGTAGACCTCGGGCGTCGGCTCCTCGTCGGCGAGCATGTGGTAGAGCCCGAGCGGCGCCGCGAGCTCGGTCTTCCCGTTCTTGCGAGGGACCCAGATGCAGCACTCGCGGTAGCGCCGCGTCCCGTCGGGCCGTATCCAGCCGTACAGGTTCGCCACGACCGCCCGCTGCCACGGCTGGAGCCGGAACTTCTGGCCCGCCCAGACGCCCTTCGCGTGCGTGCAGAGCTCCTCGATGAACCGGATGACGTGCGTCGCCGCCGCGGGGACGAACTCGGCGTCGCCCGCCGTGGCGATCGCGTCGTAGCCGGGGATCGTGTTCACCGACTCCGCGGTGAGGTCAGCCGGCGGGGGTGCCTTCTTGCCGTTTCGTGAAGAGGTCCGTCTTGCCATTCTTGGTCTCGGGCAGGGAAACGATCCGGCTCCGCGCCGCGGGCGTCAGGCCGAACTCCTGGAGCATCCGGCGGACGTGCATGGCGAGCTCGAGTTGCATCGACGAGTACGGCGAGCGGTTGATCTGCACGACCTGCCCGTCCTTGCCGAGAACCTCGTAGGTGTCCCCGTTCTTCGTGAGCATCTCGGTCGCCCTGCGATACCGGCTCCACGTCTCGCAGAGCATCGCGAGCGCGAACCCGTCCGCCTCTGTGAGCACGCGCATCCGCGAGAGGATTGGCTCGAGGTGCTTCCAGGCGGCCTTGCCCTCCTTGTCGAGCCACGCCGGCATCGGCGGGGCCGTGACGGAGGGCTTCGGCTCGTGCTTCTCTCGCGCGTCGGCGAGCCACGAGCCGGAGAGCTTCAGGAGCGCGGTAGGCTTGCGGGGAGGACCGGGCATCAGGTGGCCTCGTCGATCTGGACCGCCACGGTGCGGTCGTCCCCGGCCTGGTGGAAGTTCAGAGTCATCCACGCGCCCCCGCGGGGCTTCGGCGGCATCCCCCGCTCAATCGCCCAGCCTTCGCTCGGCAGAAACTCGCCCTTGTAGCCGGCGAGCCGGACGTGCGTCTGGCGGTCCTCGTACGCGATCCCGTGCGAGGTCAGCCTCGCCCTCGCGATCGGCATCTGCCACGAGTCGTGCGTGTGGCCGCTCACCACCAGGTCCGCGTCGGGCAGGTAGAGCCCCATGCGCGAGGTCTGGATCACGCCGCGGGTCACGGGGCCGCCCCCGCCGTAGCCGTGGTGGTAGTAGAGCTTGATCGCCGCCGTCCGCTTCGGCCGGTCCGGGTCGATGAAACGGAAGACGACCCAGCCCGCGTAGGTGCCACGCTGGAGCAGCGGGGCCGCGCCGCCGACCTTGAGGGCCCGCACGAGCCGGTCCGTCAGGTCGATCTCGTGCCGCTTCGCCACGCCCGTCTCGTGGTTACCCGGGGACATGACCAGCCACCGCGAGGCGAACCTCGCGTAGCGTTCCGCTGCGACGTCGACCAGGCGGTCGAGGTAGTGGCCTTCCCAATACTCCGGACGCAGGTCGCGACGATCCGGACCGCGTCGCGGGTCGAAGCGGCCCTGCATCGCGTCGAAGAGGTCGCCGAAGTCGAGGATGTACGCGCCCGTACGCTCCGCCTCCCGCAGGTGGCGGTCCTCGAGCTCGTGGTCGGCGTGCACGCTGTCGTGGTGGGCGTCCGAACGCAGCAGGAACCGGACGGCGGTGCCGGTCCTCGCGGCGATCCGCACGACGAGGACCGACGTGTCGGTCCGGATCACCGACAGTTCGGGTTGGGGCTTATCCACAGCTCATCTCGTCCAGGATCGCGTCCACGGCTTCCCACATCTCGTCCTCGTCCCACTCGAGCATCCCGGTCCCCCCCGCGATGTCGCGCACCGGGGGCTCGGCGTTTCCCCCGGGTCCGATTGACGACGGGAGTGTGGCCGAGCGGGAACCGATCGCCGCGATGTCGCGGCAGAATCGGTCAGGACCGCCTCGCGTACAGGTAGGTCCAGCCCTGCCGGCTCGCGATCTCCGCGGGCGAGAGCTGCCGCATCTCGTCCTCGTCGCCCTCGCCGTGCCAGACGCCCTCGCAATACATCCGGCGGGCCTCGTCACGCTGGAGCCGGATCCCGTCGGCGATGTCGAGCGTCATGAGGATGAGGTTCAGCCTCGCGGCGCCCTCGGTCATCGACGCCATCGAGACCGGCTCACGGACCGCCCCCATGCGTTGCAGTTCCGCCCTCGCCTCGGCGAGGAGCCCGATCAGCCTCGAGTCGCTCACGGCTTGCCCCCCTTCTCGAACAGGTACGACCACTCCGGGGCCATGATCCGGCACTGCTCGGCAAGCTCCTCGCGGGAGAGCTTCGGCATCCTGGTCGCGTTGATCTTGTCCCCGCACCAGACCAGCCACGCCGCCATCTGGATCACCAGCCGGCGGGCCCCGTCCCGCTCGACCCGCAGGGCCTGAACCTGGAGCGTGAGCTCCGAAACCCGCCTCATGAGCGTGACGATCTCCTCGTCGGGTCGTGTCTCGGTCATTCGAGCCTCCCCTCGATCAGGTCGAGGTCCGGGGTGCTAGCACGATCGCCCTGGCGGGCCTCGACCCGCAGCCGG